GAGCGGGTCGTCGCCCCACGGCCCGAGAAGAATGAAGATTTTGCCGAAGGCATTCGTCACGGGTTCACGTTTGGCGACGGCTCGCTGTACAACGGCGGCAAGCAGGCTGCGGCCTACTTCCACGGCGACAAAGACAGCGTGATGCTCGACTACTTCGTCGGGCACGGATGCCCGCCGCGGTACAAGAAGTCCGATGAAGGCTGGACTACCGGGCCGACATTCGTAGTCTACGGTCTGCCGCCGCACTACAAGCAGTTGCCGACAAACGCAAACACAGCGAGCTACTGGTATGGGTTCGTGTGCGGCTTCCTGGCCGCCGACGGTAGCGTAGACACGTACGGCTGCGTCGTCTTAACGCAGAAGGCTCGTGCTACGCTCGAAGTGATTGCTGATCAGCTGCCACGCATTGGCATGGTCGCCGGCCCGATTAGGAAGCAAACGCGAACAGCGGCTCTGACTCGACGCAACGGTGATCGGCACAGTTACACTGGCGACATTCATTTCGTCACGCTGTTGAAGCGGTTCGTAGTAGCTGCTGACCTGTTGCTACCGAAGCACCGCGAGAAGTTCGAGGATCAAGAAAGCGACACCAACTACGGGCGGTTCATCCGCGTCAAGTCGGTGCGTAAAACGGGCATCACAGACGAGGTGTTCTGCGGCGTCGAGATGCAGACGCACACGCTGGTACTCGGCAACGGCGTTCTCACGAAGAACTGCTACGGCAACAACTTCGCCTCGGTCGTGCGGCCCTTCGTCCGCTTCCTCACCTGCCCCAAGTGCGGTTACCTGGCCCCTCTGCGAGAGGTGCACGGCAACCACCACTTCAAGTTCAACTACAAGCCGGGCCAGCCGGAGAAAGCCTTTTGCGCCCGCTGCCCGGCCTGCAAGGTCGGCTCGGGCTACAACGGCCCATGGAAGATCAAGGACGAGGACGACGACAACGAGAAGAAGCTGAAGGTCAAGATCTGGAACCCGCACGAGATCGAGATCCTTCACGACTCGTACACCGACGAGGCCGCCTACCTGTGGCGGATTCCCGAGGACTACAAGAAGCAGCTTCGCACGGCCGCGGACTCACGCGGCAACTTGTTCATGCTCGAACGCGCACCCATTGAGGTGTTGCGGGCGATTGCGAACAACCAGATCTACCGGTTCAACCCGGACGCCGTGTTCCACATGAAGGAGCCGACGCTCGCGGGCATCTACAACCGGAGTTGGGGCCTGCCCCGCATCATCTTGAACTTCCGGCAGATTTGGTACGTGCAGGTTCTGCGACGGTTCAACGAGGCCATCGCCCTCGACTACGTCATCCCGTTCCGCATCATCACGCCCGCCCCCGCACAGGGCAGGACAGGCGGCGGCATGAGCATCGACCCCATGTCGATGTACAACGGGAGCGACTTCCGCGGGCAGGTGAACCAGATGATCAAGCGGAGGCGGAAAGACCCCGCCTCACTGCAAGTGCTGCCCTTCCCCGTGAACTTCCAGATGTTCGGGGCCGATGCCAACCAGCTCGCCCCGCGTGACTTGCTCGACCAGGCCAACGAGTGCCTTCTCAACGATGCCGGCACGCCCGTGGAACTCTATAACGGTTCCCTCCAGATGCAAACCGCACCGGTCGCATTACGTTTGTTTGAAAGCACTTGGCACCACCTGGTACACGACGCGAACTCCTTCCTGGCCTGGCTTGTGCGACAGGTTTCGCAGATCATGAGCTGGGAGACGGTGACCTGTAAGCTCAAGCGGGTGACGATCGCGGACAACCTGGAAAAGCAGATGATGGCCGCTCAGCTCATGATGAGCCAGCAGCTGTCGGGCGGCACGGTGCTCGGCGACTTCGGGTACAACTGGAAGAAGGAGCAGCGGAACATCGCGGACGAGGCCCGCTACCAGAGCGAGCTTCAGACCCGCATCCAGGAGGAGATGGAGCAGGCCGGGTTCGCGCAGCAGATCGCCAAGGGTCAGGGCGGTGGTGCCCCTCCCGGCGGCGATCCTGCCGCGGGCGGTGGTGCTCCTCCTGCCGGCGGTGCACCGCAGCCGGGCATGGCTCCCGGCATGGGCGGCGGGCAAGGACCGGTGACGGCGTACCTGGCTCAGATGAGCCCGAACGTCCCGCAGACGCCGCAGGACATGATGACGGTCGCCGACGGTTTGGCACAGGAACTCCTGGGCCTGCCGGACAGCGTCAAGAACTCGGAACTCAGGAAGCTCAAGCAGTACAACCAGGCCCTTCACGCGATGGTGAAGGCGTCGATGGACTCCAAGCGGCAGCAGACCAAGTCCCAGGCCGGCAACGCGGCCATGTGGCAGATGCAACAACAGGCACAAGGGGTAGGTGGTGCTCCACCTCCCGCGTGAGGTGAGCAGTGAAGCCGAGCATACTGATCGTGATCCCCACCTACGGGCACTTCGATTACGCCGAGCGGGCCGTAAGGTCCGCCTTGGCGAACACCATACACTTCTCGCCCAGCATCGCGGTGTTCGACGACTGTTCCCCGGACGAAGACGCGTGCAACAAGTTCGGCGGCTTCGTCCTGGGGTGCCAGTTCGAGTACGACGTCCCCGCGTCCATGACACGCTTCCACGCCAACGGCGGGCTCACCCGTTCATGGAACCACGGTCTTCACGCGGCCAAAACGTCGGGCTACGAATACTGCTGCGTCACCAACTCCGACGTGATGTTCCCCATCGGCTGGGACGTGGAGGTCATCAAGGGGTTGGAGAAGTACGCCCTCGTCGGCCCTGTGACCAACGCACCGGGCACGCAGAAGGATCAGTACGTCGATAGGTACTCGGTCATCTACAACCGCCCCACGGCCTGGGCCGACATCCAGAAGGTGCAGGACGAGATCGGCAAGGCGAAGGCCGGGTGGTTCAAAGAGTTGACGCTCAACGGCTTCTGCATGGTCGCCAAGACGGAGACTTGGTGGGCCAACGCCTTCGACGCGGAACACGTGTTCCGACCGCGTAACGATCTGAACTCCAAGGGAGAGCCCAACCCAACGCCCTTGATGACGCTCAACGAGTACGAGCTGCAAGCCCGATGGCACGCCAAAGGACTCAGGTCCGCCGCGTGTCTGGGTTCTTACGTGTTTCACTACCGGGCCGTCTCCCGCGGCGACAAGTACAAGCAGGGAGACTGGGTCCGCGAAGAAGGGGAGGCGGCCTGATGATTGTGATCCTCGCTCCGTACGGCAGGAACGAGGTCACCTCCGCGGCGATCCGTTTGGCCGATTTAGCAATGGCCTTGGGACGTGACGTGCGATTGGTGGCGTGCGGGGTGCACGAGAAGACGGTGCACCCCAGCTGGGACGACAAGGTGAAGTCGGGTCTGCGTGAGGGCATCTACAAGGCGTGTCTCAAGGCGAGGCACGTCGTCCACTTCGAGAGTAACCCGGCGTGGTACGAGAAGGCGTCGTTCGTGTCGGTCACCAAGGGCCAGGACGCCAAGCACATCCTCGTGCCCAACTGGCATGGGATGGGTCCAAAGGACCGGTTCCTGGTCACGAAGTACGATCAGATCGTGTGCCCGTCGCGGCTGTGCAAACGCGTGCTGCACGCCGAAGTGTTCCAGGGCGACAAGTCGATCGACAAGGACAAGCTCACGTGGGCGATGTGGGACGCCGGCATTCCCGCGGTGAGGCGTGAGGGGACGGTCGAGAACGAACGCATCAAGGCGTGCGTGTACTGCGACTCGTCGGCAATCGACTTCTGCGGCCCCATGGTGGTGCAGATGTGCGGCGAACTACTACTCGCCCACCCGAAGCTAGATCTCACCGTGCTCGCGTCCAAGAGCTGGAGCCGGCACGACCGGCGGGACTTGAAGACGGCCCAGGTCAAATGGGCGAAGAGGTTGAATGTGAGCCGGGTAAGCGGCCTGTGCGACTTGGCCATGGAGTTCCACAAGCACGACTGGGTCGTTCTCCCGGGAGTGAGGAGCGACTTCGGGCTCGCAGCCGCCAAGGCACTCGCCTGCGGGGCCGCCGTCATCTGTCACGACGTCGAGCCGTTCTCAGAAGTGGTGAGCAAAGAACGAGGTCTGCTGGTGCCCTGCGAGATACGCAACGGACAGGGGAGAGCCCCGATGGCCGTGCCTTCCATGGGCGACTGGTTGGAAACGTGTGCCAAGGCGTTCACCGACACCAAGCTGCTGTTCAAGCTGCAAACCAGGGACTGGCAGTTGTCGGAACAGCAGGCGGCGTTCAACCTGGCGTGGTCGACAGTGTGGACCTGACCCCAAATCCACTTTTGGCTTTTGGCGTGTTGTGGTAGTGTGGGCGGAAATACCGCGAGACACCATATGGCACGCCGTCGGTTTGGAGAGACGGGCTGGCGTATGTTCAGCTCGGCAAACCCCAAGGAGGAAGAGACCGTGGCCGATGACAAGGATCTGGACAAGTCGCTGAAAGCCGCGAGTGGCAAGCCCGAGGCCCCCGTCAAAAAGGCGAACGGCCTCGCCCCGCCCAAGAAGACCGGCATCGCCAACGTGGCGAAGGCCATGGCCCCGGCGAGCCACAAGGCCGCGATCGTGAAGGCCGCGAACGTGGCCGACACGTTCGACTTCGACACCGCGATGCACATGGCGTTCGTCGGTGCGGGTCAGGGCGGCGGTAAGATCGCCCAGGCGTTTTGGGACATAGGCTACCGACGCATCGGGGCGTTCAACACGACCGACAGTGACTTCGACGGGCTCGACCCCGAAATCCCCAAGATGTCCTTGGACATCGGCGGGGCCGCGAAGGACATGAACCTGGCCCGCAACGCCCTCAAGGGGCACGACGAGGAAGTGTGGGATCTGTTCACGCGGGCCTGGGGCGGCAAGTTGGACTGCGGCCTCATCTGCGTCGGGCTGGGCGGCGGCTCGGGTTCGGGTTCGGCGTTGCCGCTCATCCTCCTGGCCCGCAAGTACATGGAGTCCAAGGGCTTGCCGCCCCGCGTCGGGGCAATCGTTTCCCTGCCGAGCGTGGACGAGGGTCAGCAGGTGGCCCGCAACGCGGTCAACGCGTTCAAGGAACTCCTGGCGGCGAAGGTGAGCCCGCTCATCGTCATCGACAACGACAAGGTCGACGCCCTGTACGCACCGGCCATGTCGCAGTTGCTGCCCAAGAGCAACGAGCTGGTGAGTCAGCTGCTGCACCAGTTCAACAAGCTCGCCGCCGCCAAGAGCAAGCACATCACCTTCGACCGGGCCGAGTTCGCCCAGCTCCTCGACGGCGGCATCGTGGTGATGGGTGCGGTCGACCTGGCGGTGGACGAACTCAAGAGCCCCGCTGACGTGAGTGCGGCCATCAAGGACCAGCTGACCAACAACGTGCTGGCGGAAATCGACCTCCGCACGGGCAAGAAAGCGGCGTGCGTGTTCGTCGCCTCCAACGAGGTGCTGGACACGTTCGGCAAGGAATACTTCGCCGCCGGGTTCACCATGCTCAACCGCATCGTGGGCAGTGCGCACCCGGAAGGCACAGACGTCGTCGTGCACCGGGGCCTTTACCCCGAAAGCGAGGAGGGGTTACAGTGCTACACGATGATTTCGGAACTGGACCCGCCCACGGCGAAACTTCAAGCCCTGGCCAAGGAAGCCGGGCTACCACGTGGAACGACGGCGACGGTGGCCAAACACCTGCACGTCGACTGAGGCGATTTATGCCCGCTGGTGGGGCGTTTGATCCGTACGCGGCCGGCAAGTCTCTTCCGAGACCCGGCCGCCTGTCTGTTGCGAAACACAAGTCGGGCGAGTACATACTTCGCCTGCCGAAACCTGACCCGCTGGTGAACGAACGCATCGTCTTCCTCGAAACCGACGTGCACGGCACCGAGGCGGTGTACGTCTCCGCGAGCGACAAGGAAGTGTCCTGCTGCCCCCTGCCCGAGGGCGTGCGAGTGGCGGCCTTCTTGGTGGACGAGACAAAGCAAGGGGATAGAAGCCCGGGAGGGCCTGTACTCTACTTCTGGACTGAAAAGGACGAGACATGAGCGACGCTGTGAAGTGCGATTACTGTCCGCACACCCAGGAGGTAAACCTGGGCAAGGACGCCTCGATTTTCCTGATGGCCGTCGTCACCGTGCCGGGCCGCGTGCCGGTGGTGGTGACAACTCCTAAGTTCTGCTCGCAGCTGCCCGACAACCACACCGCTTGCGACGTGTGCAAGGCGGTGTCGGACTTGACCGCCCGAGCCCTTCACGGGGCAGTCGATCTGGCGGCCGAGATTCAGAGGAATTTCACGCCGAAGTTGCCCGAGGAGTGTCCATGAAGGTCGTACTCGTTGGGATCGACGGCGTGCACATCGAGGAGTTCGACGTGCAGGCCGAGGAGCCGCCCAAGCTCGTGTCGCTGCCGACGCAGCTCAACTGGAATGCCCGGCTGTTCGTGCACCGGACGGGCAACTACTACGACGAGGTGAAACCCCTCGCGGCACGTGACCCCAACAAGCCAAGACCGGTCTGAGGCCCGAAGGGGTGCAGGCCGGTCGGCCGCAGCATTCAGGAGGACACTCGTGAACAACGTATTCGGCGTCAACGACCAGGGACTGTTCGACCCGATCATGCACACTCAGGGGGGAGTCAACCACCTGATGCAGCACCTGTGGGACGCGTACTGCGTCCACCTGGCCGAGCAACTGGACAAGCGGAAGCTGGAGGGCAAGCCGACGGTGGAGCTGGCCGAGGCGAAGAAGAAGGCCCCGGCGAGTAACTTCGCCACCTGGGCCGCCGAGTACCTGAAGGAGATCCGGGTGACCGAGAGCTTCTTCATCGACGGCAACCTGGGTATCCGCCTGGCCAACAACGTGTGCGTCGCAGTGTGTCCCGGCGTGGAGATCCGCGGGACGATGCAAGATTCGGGCTCTGTGGCCGTCACGGAAGGCAAGTCACAGGCCGGTTACAACGGGACCGCCGACACCGGCGGTACAATGAGGATCTGATGCAAGGGACGAAGGACGGCAACAACCAGCCCGAGAAGCGCAACAGGGACGAGAACCTGGTGGTCCTCTTTCGGCACCTGTACCACAACAAGTTCTGCCCCGACGAGAACGTGGCGGACGAGCAGAAGACGAAAGTCCTGGCCGCGTACTACTGCGGCTGGCTCGACAAGCACATGACCCTGATGGACCCCGCGACCGAGTGCGAGGCCGCTGGCGTCGACGACGAGATCTGGCAGTTCGCCCTCAACCTCATTTCCAGCGGCTCGGCCCCCGAGAGCCTGTTCGGAGTGTGGTACTCCATCGTCATTCCCGACCGGCCGGACCCGAAGCACGCGTTGCAGAGCATCAACCTGATCTGCAACATGACCTTCGCCGACGGGAGCATTTCCACCAGTCAGGCGTTCGTCTCCAGGGAGATGTTCGACGGGCCGGTGTTCAACGACCACATCGTCGCCGGCATCGTCCGCAACAACATGCGGGCGGTGCTCGACGCCATGGTCGAGCAGGGCCTGGACAAGCTGTGGGAGCAGGCCCAGAAGAACCCGTTCACGTCGCCGGCCCCCGAAGACCCGTTCCACGTGTTCATGGGCTGGTGCATCAAGCACATGGTGGGAGGCGAGCCGCCGCCCGGACAACTCAGGCCCGATCTCAAGCCGGCGGTGCTCAACTACATCCGCCTGGCCCAGCAGTGCATTCGGCCGCCGATCCCGGAGCACTACGTCAGTGCGTGGAAGGCGAGGCAGGCCCAGGCAGCCGCGAAGGAGGCCGGCAAGCCGCGAGGGGGCTGGGACGTCTAGTAAAGACCCGTTCGGTAAGTGATAATGCTGGCATGGTACTCCACGGAGGGAAGCCATGCCTGACATCAGTGCCAACTTCTTCACGCGGTCGGAACTTCAGGGTATGATCCTCAAGGCCGACGGGCTGCGCAAGCAGACGTCGTGCCCCGACCAGGACCGTGCCCTGTTGTCGTTCATCCTGGCCGCCGCAGACCTCGAAGGCATCCTCGCGGAGCTGTCCGTCACGCCGCACCCGGTCAACAAGGCTCTCGCCAACCCGAACGGTTGGGAGGTCGTGTGGAGCGAGGGCGAATACTGCGTGGGCAAGCTCCGCGTCGGCTACGGCCAGCAGGTTATGCGAATCCCCGGCCACACCAAGCTCTACCTGGCCACCCCGCGGTACAAACTCACCCTGGGCAGGGGCGAGGACGCCGAAGTCTGCATCTCCGCGGACAAGGCCAAGCTCAAGGCCCTTTTGGTCCGGTACGTCGAGTCGACGCCCGACGTGCCCGAAGACGCCAAGGCGTTCCTGCTCGACAACCTGTTCTCCGACGTCACCTACCACGGCGGCGTCGTCCCGGAGAAGCACGATGCCCTTCAAAAGCAAGGCGCAGCAGAGGATGTTTGCGACTGACCCCAAGATGGCCAGGAAGTGGGCCGACCACACAACGGACATCAAAAAGCTCCCCGAACGACTCGGGGAGAACGACACTGAAAAGAAAGGACTCTCACTCATGGACCCGATTCAGATCCTCGGTGCCGCCGCGGCGGAAAACCGGATGGTGGAGAAGCTGGCGAGCGACACGCAGATCACTCCCGATCTGGTTCGCACGCTGGCCAAAATGGTGAAGATGTCGAGCGTCGCCTTCGTGAAGGCCGCGTACGACGACCCGCAGGACTACACGATCTTCCTGAAGATCGCCAGCGGGGCCGTGAAGACCGCGAGCATGACCAAGGGCGCACGCCTCGGCACGCTGGTGGGCAAGGTCACCAACGCCATGAAGAACATGGCCGGCAAGGGCAAGGCCACGGGCAACTCGTTCACCGACTCGTCGAAGGCCACGACGGGCGTGGGCCGGGCGTTGGAGAACGCTCCCCTGGGCATCGGCAAGCACGTGGGTCAGTCGCAGGCCGGTCGTGCCGCGATCGCAACGGGCGGTGCCGGGGCCGTGGGCGGTGCCGGTTACGCTGGCGGAAAGATGGCGTTCGGCGGCAAGAAGCCCGAAGCCGGTGCCCCGGAGCAAGCTGGTCCGCACGAGGCCGCGGTGAACGCACAAACCGCACCGCCTGCTCCGAGTCCGGCTCAGGCTCCCGCCCAGAGCAACGGTCCCGCCGCGAACCCGAGTCCCGCTCAGGGCGGAAAGGGCGGTGGCATGAGCAACGGCATGAAGGCGGGCATCGGAGCCGCTGGCGTCGTCGCGGGCGTCGGGGCGATGATGAAGCGTCGCAAGGCCAAGAAGGAAGTCGCCGCCCAGGACCGCGTGGCCGAGGCCGCGAAGGACTTCATGCTGAGCTTCGCCATCAAGACCGCCGCGGAACTGTACCGCAAGAGCGTGGCCAACAAGTTCGTGCGTTACCTGGACAAGATCGCCTCGGCCATGCCGTTCGAGAAGACGGCACAGGTCCGCATGGTTCAGGTCGCGGTGAGTGCGGGCAAGCCCCTGAGTCACGCCATCAAGATGGCCTACCCGCAACTCAACGGCGAACAGCGGGGCATCCTGGGCTACAAGCTGGTGAAGGCCGCGGCCCAGTTCGGCAAGGAGAAGAACAACAAGAACCCGGGCTACAAGATCCAGAGCCGCATGGAGACGAGCTGCAAGCCGTGCGAAGCCGGCAAGGCCATGCAGAAGATGGGGTCGGAAAAGCAGGGACGCCACCTGGCCAATCCGCTCCTGAAGGCCCTCCTCGCTGGCGGCGGAAAGGGCGTCCCGAGCATGGGGAGCAAGGTCGTCGCCAAGGTCGTCGCCAAGGCCGGTAAGCCGCCGATCCCGCCGCCGGGCATGGGCGGAAAGATGGCTCCCAGGGCACAGGCCCAGATGAAGACCATGAATTCGGGGCCGACGCCCTCGATCCTGGAGTCGCAGGCCGGTTACGGGACGCCGATCCCGACGCC